ATGAAAACCTTAAGGTTAATGAAGAGGAAGATAAAAACCTTAAGGTTTCCGAAAAAACCAAAAGGTTTTCTGAAAAAGCTAAAGAACCTGATACTGATACTGAGTATGATACTGAATCTGATACTGATACTGAATCTGAGAATAAAATAACCTCAGAAAGAAAAAAACAAAGCAAAAAAAGAGCGGCGGCAAGCGCCTATGTGAGCGATCCGGCTCTCAATGCGGCTATTTCTGACTTCGTAGAGCATCGCAAGAAGCTGCGTAAGCCTATGACAGACAGAGCGATCCAGCTGCTTATTATCAAGCTCCAAGGGATGGCGGATTCTGTGCCGGAACGGATCGAGCTTATTAACACAGCCATCGAACACGGTTGGCAGACAGTCTACGCACCAAAAGATCCAGCTGCGGAGCCTAGGGGCATGCCTGCAAGCTCGGTAGACGATTACTTACTCGGAATCATTAACGGAGGGGAAACATGACGAAACAGGAGATTACAAAGCTCATCTTCGTGATTAAGGCCACGTATCCAAAATACTTTGCCACGTTCTCGAAGAGCGATTACGAGAACATGATTATGGCCTGGCAGATGGCACTGGAAGATTATCCGTATTCCCAGGCATCCGCAGGACTTAAGACTTATCTGGTGTCTGACACGAAGGGATTTCCACCAGCACCAGGGCAGATCATCGATAATATCCACAAGGTGATGCCGCCGGCAGCAGGAACAGAGCTTAACGGCATGGAGGCATGGATATTGGTCCGCAAGGCTCTCAGAAATAGCACATACAATGCCGAGACGGAATACGAGAAACTTCCGGAGGCAGTGCGGAGAGCAATTGGCGGCTCTTCGAATCTTCGGGAGATGGCAGCACTTGATATCGACCGCGTGGATACAGTCGAGCAGAGTCATTTTATCCGCACCTATGAGGCAACCGTGAAGCGCATCAAGGACGAAGCTAAGATACCAAAGGCGGTGCATGCAGCCATCGAAGAAATGTTTCAGCAGGCTGAAGCACTGGAAGATAAAGGCGGTGTGTTATGAAAAGCATGGATGAACGCCGGGCAGCCATCAAGAAGCAGCTTCGGGGCGGCAAGAGAAATACCCTTCGGGAGCTTTCGGAAGCGATTGGCGAGGAACGGGAGAGAACCAGAGCTGCGGTAAAGAAAATGTGTGCTCTGGGCGAACTGATTCAGGAGGGCGATGGTGTGCGCGGTCAGAAAGCGGTTTACCTGCTGACGCGTGTAGGCGAGGAGGAAAACGACGAGGAACTGGACAAGCCAGATAATCGTCGGATGGTAGACGGCATCTGGCCGGATGAACTGGAAAAGACCAGGAACCGCGTGCAAGTCGAGGATACGCTCAAAGTAATGCTGCTTGCCGACACCCGTACCAAAGGCGAGGTGCGGACCGTGCGCCGGACGGTTCGGGTAATCAGCAAGCATAGGTATCTAGTTCGGACATCCGACGGAAGCAGCAGTACATACGCGGAATTGGCGATGTATTACCGCGGGAAGATTCTGGATCGGCGGTAGAAATGTCGGTATAGGCGGAAAGGAGAAGGAGAACTGCATGAGAACGCGTTATAAGACTTATGCGGATTATGGAATGTTGAAAAGCGATGAGGAGAAGACCCGGGAGCGCTGTATGAAAGCGTCTGCAGAGGAACGGCTTATTATTCTTCAATGCGCGATCTCTGCAGCTCCAGGGCTGGAAATAGCAATATATGATTCGATTACCAGTGGCTCCGGATATCGGACACTCCTGCGGATAGGGCGGCAGATACCGGCGGGCGAGGACGATTTCTACGCGTATCGCCGTAAAACGTTGGCAGAGATAAGCAGATATATGAGGCTGCTGGGGAGGTGGAAGGAATGAAGAAAGATGCGGAGGACAGCATCCCCAAAGCGGCAGTGCTGGAGCTGATAAAAGAGATGGGTGGCTGTGATGCGGGCGATGAATATGCCAGAGGATGGGACGCTGCCTGTGATGCGTTTTACAAGACTATCATGGAGAGGTTTTGAGATGAATAGAGCAGAAACGACAAAATTTCTTGGCGAGTTGCTGGAACGGCAGTATTTAAGTGGGCTGGGAAAACATTGGGCGAAAGAGGTAAACATCGATCCGGGCTCAGCACGGACGCATCGCCGGATCGACTATATGTTATTCCAGCCAGCGGGACAGTGTAATATATCGGACATCGAAAAGGGAATCTTTACCTGTTACGAAATCAAGAGTTGCAAGGCAGATGTATATAGCGGGAATGGGTTGAATTTCATCGGAGAAAAGAATTACATAGTAACCACGATGCAGTGCTATAAAGACATTAAAGAGGATTATCTAAGCGGGGCACTTGACGCACATATCCGTAGTATCGATCCAGGATCGTCGACAGAATACGGAATCATAGTGGCTATTCCAAAAACGAGAATGCTCGAAGATGAATTTCAGAATCCGACACCGCTGGATGGGAACCTGGATAAATGGAAACTGGCGATCGCCATCAAGTGTTTTGGCGGTCGCCGGAAGCGGTCGATGGTTGAACTATTGTTTTGCATGTTAAGGAGTAGACGATAAGATGAACGAGAAAGAGCATGATAGAAAATGCTGGAACTGCTGGTATGACGAATTTTGCGACTGGCATCCGGCGGGGGATGAGGATGCGTGCGAGGAGTACATAGCAGATGAAGAGGGTTAAGTGGTTAGATAAAGAGTGCAATAGCTGTGGTGCGCGCCTGAATAGCTGGGATGCCAGAATATCCAAGACACTGGCGTACAAATACCCATGTTGCGAAAAGTGCATCGCAAAAGAATATGACAAGACGCCGGGGGAGCTGCGGGAGCAAATGGAAAACTTTTTCGGGATGCGTCCTTGCCAAGGGATTTAAAGAAGGTGGAAAAGTGGCGGAGTACAATCTTTTGACACAAGCCCTTCTGGCAGCAGGATACACCGTGGACAATTTCCCGACAGACAAGGTTAGGCTGCCCGGTGGATGTTATGGTAAAAGCCCACTGGAGAACATTTATGGGGGTTTTGAATACGTCCGTAGATATAGTGATAATTTTGTCTACAAAACAGGTTGCGGCTTGTATGTAAAGGGCAGAAATGTGATTGGAAACATGTCAACGGCCGGAATTGACTGGTGCCATGAAAATGATAACCCTCTTATAAGATGTCCGTATGACAAGCCAGATTGTCCACAAAACGATCCGAAGTTGTATGGAATGCAAGGCGGCGGACTGTGTATACAGTGCTGGTGCGTATGCCATCGAACAAAGGATGATTATAATTACGACTCCAGTGTTGAGAAAAAGAACGACGAGCGTCTGGAAGAAGAAAAAAGAAAATATAAGGAACTGGTCGAAAAACGTCATGGGCGGGTGTGCAGAAATCATGCATATTATAACGAACGCGCAAGAGAATGGCATATCAACTATAGACCTGAACGGTGCACGCACTGGTGCGAAAGAAACTATGGCTTTTGCCCGATACTTGGCAAAGAACTGGACAAGAAAAAAGGCAATGTATATTACGACCTGAAAAAAAGTGGCAGGCGACGCGAAGGAGAGCAGCTATCCTTGTTTGGCGGCGAAGAGTGGACGACCATCACAAAAGGATTGAAGGTATTTGATAAGCCTGTCAGCCTGGATATCTGCCGGGCGTACGTAAAAGTGCAACGGGATGAGATCTTGGAGAAGTGGGAAATGAATAACGCCTCCTATCGCCTGATAGATAAGAGCCTAAAAGCAGAAGTCCTCAATGTTCGGGCAGCCAGGACGGAAGCACGGGATTTGATGCAGGATTTACAGGATATCCAGAATGGAATCACTGTATATCACGAATCAGATTTGCAAAAGTCCGAGCAAACGAGGAAGAAAGAGCAGCGGCAGCAGGCGCAGGAAAAGAAAATCGAGAGATTGGAAAGGAAACTGATTACCTTTGGATATGAGAATTTACAGACTGTAGACCAAATGCAAGCTGACAAATGGTTGGAGCCGGAACGTCTGGAAGAGCTGGAAGAAATCAGACAGAAGCGGGCGGTAGAAGAGAAAAATCAACCTGTTCAAATGAGTATGGCGGAAACTGGAAGGTTATGATTAATGAAATGCATGAATTGCAAAAGAGATTATATGCCTACGAAGAAACGGGGCTTTCTCCAGAGCAAACTTAAAATTTGGAGGATACTATGAAAAAGTGGGTAGAGAACAAAGAACTATACGGCGCAGTGGTTCACACGCTTG